GCTATCGTTTATATTTCATTCATTTTCACATTAATAGCCTTTATAAGCTTTTTATGTGTATTAGATAATTCTCTATTCTTAACCAAATGAGACAAGATATCCTGAGTCTCTTTTTTGTATTTCTGCGCCCATGCGGGCGTCTTAGCGGTTTTAAGATCGCTTACATTATCAAGTCTATCAGCCAATTTAATGACCAATGCATAACTGGACATTGCTACCATCTTATTTTTCAAATAGTCCGTTTTATTAGACTTATCAATAGCTCCTTTATCAGAGGTTAATTCCTTAACCAATCCCGCCACCAATCCTCCAAACATTTTACGGAGGTCTTCGAAAGTGGTATCGCTATCTTCGATCGTGTCATGTAACCAAGCAGCTTTGATTAAAGCATCGAGGTTTTTAGACTTCTTAAACTTCTCCACATTAGCTGCTACCCTTTCAGGATGTGCAATATAAGGTGAGCCATCAGACCTAGTTTGTCCTGCATGGGCTTTTGCTGCGTATGTCTTGAAACTATCCATAGAAATTATCCTTTATTCTATTTATAGTATACCGCAATTCAAATTAAATGTAAACCCCCTAAATCATTTATTTTGGTACTTCTATGCAGAATCGAACTACAATCTATCCATTATCAGTGGATTGCTCTCCCGTTGAGCTATAGAAGCTGGCGATACCTGCGAGAATTGAACTCGCTACTAACACATAGACAGTGTGCTTCCCCACCATAGGGACCAGGTACCAATTTTTATTCGTCGCTAATGATAAGATAGTGGTTGGATTCCTCCATAAAGGATCCGTTTGAACCTATTTTAACCTTCTCATTCTCGTCGAAGTTATTCTGTAAAAATTCTATCAATTCACCTACTGTACCTTCTAATTCCAATAGGTCGATTTCTTGATGTGCCATTGTAGTTCCTTTTTCTAAGTTGTGAACTATATATGGCCTATCGTATTTTGGTGCTCCTTGCTAGAATCGAACTAGCTACGCCGAACTCTTCAAGATCGCGCTCTACCATTGAGCTAAAGGAGCGTATGTTGGTAATCCGGGAGGGACTCGAACCCTCGTCTTCGGGTTAAGAGGCCGATGCTAAAACCTACTCAGCTACCGGATTAAAGTGGAACTGGAATACCGAGGGAGAATCGAACTCCTTATGCACGGGTTAAAAGGCCGTTGTCGCTCCAAGCTGACTTTACATTCTCGGTATTTAAGTTCAAGGGCGGAGGATGAAGTAATCGAAACCTAGACCTTTCGGACTCCCAGGAGTTCAAATCCTGTTTGACACCTCGCCGGCATCCTCCTTATTCTGTATAGGTTGGGCAGTTTGCTGCCTTGACCGGGGTATGCTCGGCCCCGGGTCTTCCGCACAAGGGAAGATTATATGCAAGCGTTGGGCGGAGATTATTGCATCATCCATTCTCCTCTGGGTCATGACCCCTTTCAGACACACCTATGTGATACCCAACTTATTCTGGTGCCGATGGAGAGACTCGAACTCCCAACCCTCGCATTACAAGTGCGTTGCTCTCCCAGTTAGAGCTACATCGGCATTATTCTGGAGACTGTGACAGGACTCGAACCTGCATTTATGGGATTTGCAGTCCCTAGCCTAACCAATTCGGCAACACACAGTCAACATTTGGTGGAGGATGAAGTAATCGAAACCTAGACCTTTCGGACTCCCAGGAGTTCAAATCCTGTTTGACACCTCGCCGGCACCCAACTTATTCTGGTGCCGATGGAGAGACTCGAACTCCCAACCCTCGCATTACAAGTGCGTTGCTCTCCCAGTTAGAGCTACATCGGCATTATTCTTCCTCTATACCATCTTTCTGGTATAAATTCATCTTTCTTTATTTTCTTATTCGTGGTACCATCTGTAATCCACATAGTACCGAATTGGGAATTTTTCTTTCCCGTTTGATGTTTTGAGTTAGCTTTACCTATCTTTTCCTTGACTTCTTCAATATGTTTTTTACCTTTGAATGCTGTAAGTCCAGCTATTTTAAAATTTTCAAACATGCCATATTTTTCATTGGTCGTTTTAGCGCCTTTTTTACCACCATTAAATTGGTATTTTTTTTCAATATTTGTTTTCCAACCAATATTTGATTTACCCGAAGAGTTTACATGGTCCCAACCGCCTTTACCACCATTTTTGATATTATAGGTGTCTTCTCTTAAGCAGAATTCTCTATTAACCAGTTCAATTTCTTTAGCAATCATATCCTTTTCATTATCAAAGACGTGCGTAATCTCCTTTGAAAATTCATTTAAACCATACTTTTCAATAGCATGTCTTAGATGAAGACCTGAACCCATATAACCGTCATCTAAATCCTTCGCCCTGTGCATACCGATATAAAATTTACCGGATACTTTGTGTGTAGTCTTATAAATCGTATAATACATTGTGGAACCTCTAGAATGTTATCTGTTAAGGATATTTATACATTCTAGAGGTTCAAGGGTGGAGTCGAAGGGAATCGAACCCTTCTCACAGTGCTTGCAAAGCATCGTCGCCTCCTTGGAACATGCGACCCCATTTATTTGTATACTGATGATAAGTCTCGAACTTATGCCTACGCCTACTCCGTGGCGTCATACTACCATTATACGACATCAGTAATTTGGCGGTCTGTGGTGGTCATTTAAGCCATAATACTAATCTTTCAGCTAATTACTTCTGATCGACTTTCAAAACCCATCTCCCATCTACGCGATGGGCGCTCTTCTAAATACCCGGTGCATGCGCCGAGCCAAATAATTAAGCTAACAGACCATAACTGGTTCCCCCGAGGGAAATCGAATCCCTGCTGCTAGAGCGAAAATCTAGAGTTCTACCGTTAAACTACGGGGGCAAATTATTACTAGATAACACATAGGATTTGCACCTATTAGAACTAAAGGAAGGTCAATTCCCTTTTCGTGCGTTTGACCGGTAAGCACCTATTATGGCCAGCTTACACAACGTTCACATCATCCTACGCCTAAAGCTGATGTTACCTAGTAATAATTTGTTCCGGTCTCTCCCGAATTGTCACGATTATCGACTCGTCCGGTGAAGTATGACTTCACTAATGTCAAGGTGAAGAGATTCGAACTCCCAATATCTTGGCCCCAAACCAAGCGACTTACCATTAGCCTACACCCTGTATTCTTAATCTGCCTTAGGAATGAATTTGTCTAAGACATAAACCACTCGTGTCTGCTCTGAGAGATCTTCGAATTCTTCCTCGTCAGCAGCATATAAAAATCCATCATCTGCTAACAATCGTTTTTGAAGCACCAATCCATTAACTTTAATTTCATCAGGTGCTTCTATAGCAGCTTTTTTTTCTTCCTCTGTAATATATTCTTTCATAGACATTCTCCATAATAAAATTGTGTACGAATTCCGGCTTGGAACGGCGAGGAAGCCTAAGCTTCTAAGGTGACTCCGATAAATCACTCACGCATGCGCAGAGCACATTTTATTGATAATTACCGAACTGTAGACGGTGACCATGGCGTGACCCCCATTACCCAGGAGTTGGTCGTTTATTAAGTGCTTTGACACTTAAACTTTGGCTCTGATGATAGGAATCGAACCTATTCCCTTGCAGGGTCTCCGGTTAACAGCCGGGCACTTTACCATTCAGTCACATCAGAAAATTCTACCAAATACCTTCCCAAAGGAGGTATTCTTTAACTTCTTTATAAGCAGCGCGTGTTTCACCTTCGCTATAAGATCCATGAAATTCCTCAACCAAATCATCTTCGGTTATACCTGGATTATCTTCCATGTAAATGAAAGCATCTTCTTTGCATTCTTCGAATTCCATACCTACTCTACTCATTATGCCACTCCACAATATGCTAGAACTACTAATGCAATAGCGAAACAAGCTATTTGCCAAACAAGCTGAAATTTTAAATCTTCATAGTCCATAGTGTTTCTCCTATTCGTTTAATATGTAACCATTATATCATATTAAACTTGGTATGTAAACCCCCTAAATGAACTTTTTTCATTTTATTTTTAAAAAGTAGGACCTACACTTGAACTTGCCCATCGTATTAATAATATTGCTATTACGAAACCTAAAATGAAAATTCCTAAGCCGGCTAAGCCATAAAGTAACCAAACAGGTATTGTAAATCCAACTTCCATCCTCATTCTCCATAAAAAAAGGAGGGTAAAAACCCTCCTTAAGCTAAAAATTAATTTTGACTTAAATCAAGGGCATATGCGTCCGCTAATCGTTTTCGCATCGAAATCCGATTCTTGATAGACGGTATGATTGAGTGTACAGTTAGTCATTATTCTCTTTCTTTTAAAAAAGTATTTATACTTTCTAGTTTTTCTATTTTCTTCCTGGTCGCCAACCTAGAGGAATTTCTTCCTCCCTTTTAATTCTTTTAGATGTCATTCCATCAGTTATCCATTTTCTTTTAATTCCATATTGGGAATTTTTTTCACCCATTTGAGATATAGACGCGGCTAAACCAATTTTTGCATTTTGTTCAGGCGTATTTTTATGGCCCGTTCTATTAAATTTTTGAGGAATTCCATTCTTGTTGAAATTATTAATTCCACCAGCAGAAAAAGCTTTTTTATTATCTTCAATAAATTCCTCTGTTCCAAACGGTGAAGCTTTTTTATTATGTTTTTGTCTCTTTTCTATAGTCCAATATTCATCATTGATATATGACCAATTACCTTTTCCACCATTCTTAAGATTATAAGTATCTTCTCTTAAGCAGAATTCCCTAGTGACTAATTCCGCTTCTTTATTGCACATATCCTCTTCATTATCGAAGATATGAAGGATTTCTTTCTTAAAATTTTCTATACCATATTTTATTATGGCTTTATTAAGAAGGAATCCGGAGCCCATATAACCATCATCAATATCGTCTGTCTTATGTTGACCGATATAGATTTTATTATTGATAAGATTTGTAATTTCATACACTGTATAATTCAAGGAAAGCCTCGTTTGTTAGTTAATCTTTTAACTATTTATACAAACGAGGCTTTCAAGGGCGGAAGGCTGAGTAATTGAAACCCATACCATTGAAGGTACCCTTTGTTTAGCAAACAAGCCCGACCACCTGGTCGATTAACCTTCCAAATCTTATATTCTTACTTATACATTCATTTCAGAGTTCTAAGTATTTTTTTTGAAAAATTACCTAAAGTGGAAGTATACCAGCATGAACTAGAAACTCGAGTAAGTAGATCGTTCCAAAGATAAGGGCATAACCAATTACAAAGAACCAAATCGTCCAAGTGGCGAATGTCTCGAAGAATTTCATCATGATATACTCTCAATCTTTGCAGTGATACCTTTTTCAGTCATAATTTGCATTGCGCGAACACGAGCTTCTTTTTTGCTCAAAGCGTCCACCGGGATGCACGAATAATCAGTTAAAAAGACGATATAGGGTTTCATTTTCGTTTCCTTTTGTTTTAATATGATACCATTATACCATAAAAAAGCCCCCTTGTAAACCCCTAATTTCAAATTAATTGTCACACCCCGTCACACCCTACCGCTTTACACCTTTTGAGCAATATCTTACACATTTAGGGGAAATCTTATCAGAATCGTTCCATGATTCATAGAGTTGCTCCCACCACGGGTTATCAAGTATTTCGGCTAATGGTCGGTCGTTGAGATTCATCTCATCTTCTTTATAAGCTTCAAGGACAGGATCTGCTTCATCGTCTTTATTATCGCCCCTGCCGAATTTATGAGAAAAGAAACAACAGGGGAGAACATTTCCATCTATATCAACTACTAATATTCGACGATTTAACCAGTCACAGGAGATACCACATTTATTCATTTCAATTTCAACTCTCTTCGCATCTCGAAGTCTATCGGCGGTTCTAATTTGAACTTTACATTTTTATGTGTATAAAAGGTAGGTTCACCGTCTTCCATTCTACTACTGGGAACAAAATAAATGGTCTCAGCACCGTGCTCGGCAGCCAAATCTCTTATGTTATCCAAATCATGTTGATTATGTTTAAAAACGACTGTATATACCTTAGATCGAGAGCCTAATGATACCACATCCATGTTAGCTAGTATTCTTTTTAGATTAGTACCTACTCTATATAGATGATGGATTTCTTGAGTTGAACCGTCTATTGCGAATACGATCGTAAGCCTTTTCCTGCATATGCGAACTAATTCAAACCACCATTCTTCAGGTCTCGTGCTCCCATTAGTATTAACTTCAATTTCTGCCGTGCTATGGTCCATTATATACTGACAAATCTCTAGAAATTCTCGGCACATGATCGGATCTCCCCAAGTGCCACAGATATTGAACATCGTTATATGCTTCAATGTTCTAAGATCAAATTTTCGTTTAAAATCTTCTAATGTCCACTGCTTTAATGGCAACCAATCGACTTTACCTAAGCCGTCAGGATTAGTTCTATGACATTGAGGGCATTTAGCATTACATAGGGTTGACAGATCGATCCAAATCCTTAATGCATCTTTCTTGTATAGATTTTTGAATTTATACATTAATCATATGGGCCGAAAAGACCTCTGCTCCAACGGCACGTGTATTCTTTATCATACTTCCATGATAGGCATTCATACCGATGCTTCCATCAATCCAGCCATCCTGCATCCACGGGTCGAATTGCTCAAGAGCTTTTTTCTTATCAACAAAATCAAACCCATCAAAGGCTGAATAGATATTGGCATTGAAGTTCTTATAGCGATGACAATAGGGAAAGGAGTTCATATACCATACGTCGAGGGGTTGTTTCCTAGCTACCTGCATACCTATTCTATGACAGAATTGGTGCTCAGAATGATAATCTTCTTCCCAATGTGTGATGAAGTGTGATGGGCTCTGTACCTGGATTTCTTTATCAAACCAACCAACGACATCGCGCTCAGTTTCTAGCTTCCCGTCAACTCTTTCTCCCCAATCACCAATAGTCATATGTTTATGCCCAAGGATCTTCTCTGACATCATTGCAGCTTCATACTTGTCACCGTTTCTCCATTTATAAATGTAGACTAGTACCTCAATACCATTATTTGTCCATTTTCTAATAGAAGCACCCATAGACAGTTCTACATCATCAAAATGTGCTGCTAGCACCATTACCTTACGCATATCCAATTTTACATCGCTTTCATTTTTTTCAAGAGTGTTTCATATAAGAAGGAGTTTTTAGCAATTGAGATGTGATCTAGATCACCCTTTAGAATTCCTATTCCGTCTTCTTTACCCGTATAGTTATATTGGGTTAGAATAGTGTTGCCTTCAGTAACAAGTTTTGGGTCTCGGTAGTCATTGAACTGATAGAAATTAATGCATTCTTTTACATTGGATGCAACCGGTATTGGCATTGGTGCATCAATTACAATCATTAGTTCAACCGGAATTCCGTGGCCTTCCAGCATTTTAGCTTCATATGTTACTGCGTTTCCGCCCATAGAATGACCTACGAGAACAATCTTAATATCGTTGTTTGCTCTATATTTCTTAATAATATCCTTGACTATTTTTAGTCGAGTGGGATCTTGCCACGGTAGCATCTTAGTGTTTAAGAATCCCTCATCTTTTAGTTTTTCAGCGATCGGGTACATGGCATCTTTAAATAAAAAGCCCATAAGACCGCGTTGTATGTATGGATGTATTAGTGATTTGTTAGACATTGGATATCTCCTTTGTCTTATTTATCACTTTTTAGGGGTTATAATCTCCACATTATCAGGAAGTTTAATCTTAGGCGTATTCTTCATATAATGCAATTTAAACTTCACATCAGAGAATTCTTCAAACATCTTGGCCCATATCGGTCGCCAATTGCCAGTTAATCGTACGCCATTTGCTTGGCTTCTGTCAGAGTTTAAGAATAGATCTGTTGTAGAAAATAGGTCGAATTCGAAGATGGAATCGAATCCATACATGTTCAATGACTTAACGCCTACCTTATTACATAGATAATGTGCTGCCATATGACCACAATTAAAATCAGTATAATTAGCAACAT